TCTATGGCGGCGGTGTCCCTCAGGTAACAAACCCGGGTAAGCAAACAAACATCAAAGTCCTTTGTCCACCCGGAACAGAGCACAAGGAGATTTATAATTTTGAGAATGTTCATTCTGTCAGAGATTATGTATCTCATGATGATGGCGAGACATTTGATAAATTTGTCTACCCCAAGAGCATGGACTCAAGCCGTTTGAAAATCCGTTATGCAGAAGATGGCGGTATTCAGAAAGACGGTGTTATCGAAATCCGTCGTGGTGTAGACGACTTGTCTCTTGGTGATTCTCACTATGCTCAGGTTCGTATTCTGGTAGACGGCAACAGATATTTGAAAGGAATGGCTGTCTATTCTGATGATCTTCCTGATGGTGTGGATGTGATGTTTAACACCAATAAGAAAAAAGGAACTCCGACATCGGATGTTCTGAAGAAGGTCAAGGATGATCCTGACAATCCATTTGGTTCCCTTATCAAAGCCGGTGGGCAGAGTTACTACATTGACTCTGATGGTAACCGGCAGCTTTCCCTTATCAACAAGCGTGCTGAAGAGGGTGATTGGGGTGAATGGGCAGATAAACTCCCATCCCAGTTTCTTTCCAAGCAGAGTTTGAGCCTGGTTAATAAGCAACTGAATCTGGCGGCGTCCGATAAGATGGCTGAGTTTGACGAGATCTGCTCACTGACCAATCCGACAGTCAAGAAATCACTGTTGAAGTCCTTTGCGGATGATTGCGACTCCGCTGCTGTACATCTTCAGGCGGCTGCGCTTCCTCGTCAGAAATATCAGGTAATTCTACCTATCACTTCGATGAAAGACAACGAAGTGTATGCTCCGAATTATAAGAATGGTGAAACGGTAGCATTGGTTCGTTATCCGCATGGCGGCACTTTTGAGATTCCTATCTTAACCGTAAACAACAAGCAGGCAGAAGCTCGCCGAATTCTGGGTAACACACCTAAAGATGCAATCGGTATTAACAGCAAGGTTGCGGAACGCCTTTCCGGTGCTGATTTTGATGGCGATACCGTTATGGTCATTCCCTGTAACTCCAGTAAAAGCAAGGTCAAAATCACATCTACTCCTCCTCTGAAGGGGCTTGAGGGATTTGACCCAAAATTGGAGTATGGCGGAAAACCTGCTGGTACTTTCAAGCCTATGAAGAACACACAGAAAGAGATGGGTGTCATTTCTAATCTGATTACTGACATGACTTTGAAGGGTGCCACACAGGATGAACTTGCAAGAGCGGTTCGCCATAGCATGGTGGTTATTGATGCTGAAAAGCATAAGCTGGACTATAAACAGAGCGAGATTGACAATGGCATCAGCTCTTTGAAAAAGAAGTATCAAGGCACGGTTGATGAGGATGGAAGATACCATGAGGGCGCTTCAACTCTGATTTCCCGTGCTAAATCTGAAACTTCGGTCACCAAGAGACAAGGCAGTCCCAAAATCGACGAAAAGACAGGCGAATACATATGGAAAGATGTAGATGACCCTGTTTATGTCGACAAGCGGACTGGTAAAGTCAAAGAGCGTACGCAGCCGAGCACTAAGATGGCTGAAGCAAAGGATGCCTATACCCTGGTCTCTGAAGCTGATACCCCTGTGGAGCGCGCTTATGCAAGCTATGCCAATAAGATGAAAGCCCTGGGTAATCAGGCCCGTCTTGAGATCCTCTCCACCGGAAAAGTACCCTACTCCGCCACTGCAAAAGAGGCCTATCAAGCTGAAGTTGACTCTTTGAATGCTAAGCTTAATGTAGCTTTGAAGAATGCGCCAAGAGAAAGACAGGCTCAGACTATGGCTAATGCGGTAGTAGCTGCTAAAAAACAGGACAACCCGGATATGACAAAGGGCGAACTCAAGAAAGCAAGCCAGCAGGCACTTACTCAAGCTCGTGCCTCTGTTGGTGCAAAGCGAGAGACCATCAAGATCACAGACCGTGAATGGGAAGCAATTCAGGCTGGTGCTATCAGTGAAAATAAGCTTACCCAAATCATTGACAATGTGGACATTGACAGTCTTAGACAGCGCGCAACACCGAGAGCAACAACTACTCTCAGCACTGCAAAGCAGAATAAGATTGCTTCGATGAATGCTTCTGGCTACAGTACATCAGAAATTGCTGAAGCTCTTGGCATTTCTACAAGCACAGTGTCAAATTACTTGAATTGAAAGGAGTGACTGGCATGAATGGTTCTTGTGCCCTTACCACATTTGACAACCCTTACAATCCATTTGAACAGTTCTCCGATTGGTTCCTGTTTGATGTGGAAAAGGGTTACAACACTTGCGCTTATCTCGATCGAATTGCTCACACTTCTGACCAATTCTCTGAAGAAGAGAACAATCAAGAGATTGAAAGAGCGATTGACGAGATCATTCGTTATGACTTCATGAATATTTACAAGAAAGTGAAGAGAACGAAGACAACAAAAGCAGATAAGGCTTGAACTATAGGTTGAGGTCTAATGCTCTTTGAATAAAATTTTTGTTTTCTTTTCTGAAAATATTTGAATTTGAAGTCAATACAAACAAATTATCACTTGATCTGCACTGCTGCCGCAGGGCTTAAAGGCATGGGGAGGGGGTCTCCAAAATTGCACCCCCTACCTCATCGCGGCGGTCTTAAAAAAATCTCCGGAGGGATATTTTGGGAATGGGGTTTACCCCACGGGTGCAGTATTTGAACGAGCTTACAGGGTTGAGACATTTTCCATAAAGTGTGAACATCTCCTTTCGGTGATTGGTGGAAATTCAGCTCTGTAAGTTCTTTCAAATACTGCACCTATTCTCACCTAAAAGAGCATCGGTTCAGATAAAAAGTGCAGTACAAGTATGCGGATATGGCGGAACTGGCAGACGCAATAGACTCAGAATTTATTGGAGGTTATCTCCGTGCAGGTTCAACTCCTGTTATCCGCACCAAATTTTTTAAGAGAGGAGGCAGTGCCAATGTCAAAAGGTAAAGCTGCAAGCTCTTCCGACTCAAACAGCCCATTGAGACCACCGACATCTCTCGAAGCGCAAGAGAACTTAATGATTTCTTTGGCGGTTCAATGTGCTGAAAAGCAGCTCAGAGACGGAACTGCTTCTTCTCAGGTCATAACACATTATTTGAAGCTCGGTTCCAGTAAGGAACGAATTGAAAAGGAGATTCTGGAGAAGCAGAAAGAGCTTATCGAAGCGAAGACCAAGAATCTAAATTCCAACAGTGAAGCCAAGGAGTTGTACAACAAGGCTCTCGAAGCGTTTAGGAGATATTCCGGTGCAGGCGGTGAAGACGATGAGTATTAAAACCTATTCGGAGTTAATTACATTGCCGACATTTGAAGAACGATTTCTCTACTTAAAGCTTGATGGTTCCGTTGGAAAAGAAACTTTCGGTTTTAAGCGATGGTTGAACCAAGAGTTTTATCATTCGGATCAATGGCTGCAATTCCGAGATGAAATTATCATTCGGGATGAAGGTTGTGATCTTGGTATGCCGGGTTATGAAATCTTTGGTTCCGTATTGATCCATCATCTGAATCCGATTACTTATGAAGATATCTTAAATCGGAGCCCCTGCGTTTTCGATCCGGAGAATGCAGTTTGCACCAAGTTGAATACACACAATGCGATTCACTATGGTGATGAAAGCTTACTGGTTCTTCCACCTGTTCAACGCACACAAAATGATACCTGTCCCTGGCGAAAATAATGAAAGGAGAAAATTTCAATGACTAAGGAAATCTATGAAAACTCTGTTCTTGATGAATCGACCGATAACATTGAGGAGCAGGAAGCAGGGTTTTGCGAAGATGCAGCTCGGAATGTGATCGGTGTCGTCACTGATTGCCTGAAGCTGAACATTCGTGAAAAGCCATCTAAGGATTCCAGAGTAGTAACCGTTGTGACCTGTCTTGACGAATTGGAAATTGACATGGGCGATTCCAATGATGACTGGTACGCTGTCTGCACTGCTGCCGGCATCGAAGGATTCTGTATGAAGAAATTTGTAGCCGTCAGGCAGTAAGGAGAACGCGATATGGATAGTATACTGACATCGATTAAAAAGCTGCTCGGAATTGCTGAAGAGTATGAGCACTTTGACCCGGACATCGTAATGTACATCAATTCGGCATTCTCGGTCTTGACGCAGCTCGGTGTCGGTCCTGAAGAAGGATTCCGTATCGAAGATGCAAGTAAGACCTGGTCTGAATTCTTGTATGATGATCCTCGTCTTGAATTTGTAAAAACTTTTATCTACCTGAAGGTAAGATTGGCGTTCGACCCGCCGTTGAGTTCGGCTGTTATGGAAGCAATCAACCGACAAATCAGCGAGCTTGAGTGGCGTATCAATGTGACAGTCGACCCTGATTAAAAATGAGAGGAGGATTTCAAAATGGATAATACAGCACTTTCCCATCATGGCATCATCGGCATGAAATGGGGCGTCCGGCGCTATCAGAACAAAGATGGCACTCGTACCGCGGCCGGAAAGAAAAGAGAAAGTTCTTCTAACTCTGATGCTTCTGCTCATGAAGACTATAGTAAAGCTCATAGCAGTAAGAGCGTTAAGTCTATGAGTGATGCAGAACTCCGTAACCGATTGAACCGTCTTCAGATGGAGAAACAGTACAGTCAGTTGTCCTCGACTGATGTGAATCGCGGAAAGGAATATGTATCGAAAACCCTGAAAGTTGCCGGAACAATTGCAACCGCTACTTCGACCGCCTTAACCATTTACAATAACTACGGCAAGATCAAAGAAATTGTAAACGGTATGGCTAAGAAAGCTGGCTAAGGAGGTACTTATGGCATTATCAAACACTGCCGTTCCCAAGTATTATGGCATGTTTCGTGATGCCGTGATTCGAGGGGAAATCCCAGTCTGCAAAGAGATCTCTATGGAAATGAACCGTATTGATGATCTCATCGCTAATCCGGGTGTGTACTATGATGACCAAGCTGTTGAGGGATGGATCACTTATTGTGAGTCCGAACTTACTCTAACAGATGGCTCTGACCTCAGCTTATTGGATAGCTTCAAACTTTGGGGTGAACAGATCTTTGGTTGGTACTATTTTGTTGAGCGAAGCGTGTATCAACCGAATCCAGATGGTCACGGTGGGCACTATGTTCGCAAGAATGTGAAAAAAAGGCTGATTAACAAACAGTATTTGATCGTTGCACGAGGCGCCGCTAAATCAATGTACGGCTCAACCTTGCAGGGTTACTTTCTGAATGTTGATACCTCTACTACTCATCAGATCACCACCGCCCCCACAATGAAGCAAGCGGAGGAGGTCATGTCCCCTCTTCGCACCGCTATCACTCGTTCGAGAGGACCGCTGTTTCAGTTCTTGACAGAAGGCTCTTTGCAAAACACAACTGGTTCCAAAGCGAATCGAACAAAGTTAGCCTCCACAAAAAAGGGCGTTGAAAACTTCCTTACTGGTTCTCTTCTTGAGGTCAGACCAATGAGCATCAATAAACTCCAGGGTCTACAAATCAAGGTCGCAACCGTTGATGAGTGGCTTTCCGGTGACATTCGAGAGGATGTTATCGGTGCCATTGAGCAGGGTGCATCCAAGGTGAATGACTATATCATTGTTGCAATCAGCTCGGAAGGTACGGTTCGTAACGGAAGCGGCGACACTATCAAAATGGAGTTGATGGACATCCTTAAGGGTGACTACATCAATCCCCATGTTTCCATTTGGTGGTATAAGCTTGATTCCATTGACGAAGTCGGAGACCCGGAAATGTGGCTCAAGGCTAATCCGAATCTCGGAAAAACTGTAAGCTATGAAACTTATCAGCTTGATGTTGAACGAGCTGAAAAAGCTCCAGCTGCCCGAAACGATATCCTTGCAAAGAGATTTGGGCTGCCTATGGAGGGCTATACCTATTACTTCACTTATGAAGAAACTCTTCCGCATCGAAAGAGGGACTACTGGCAGATGCCTTGTTCTCTCGGTGCAGACTTATCGCAGGGCGATGACTTCTGCGCATTTACATTCTTGTTTCCTCTGCCAAACGGTTCTTTTGGCATCAAGACACGAAACTATATTACCTCTACAACTTTAATGAAGCTGCCTGCTGCTATGCGGATCAAATACGATCAATTCATGGCGGAGGGCAGTTTAATTGTTTTAGAGGGTGCCGTACTTAACATGATGGATGTCTATGAAGATTTGGATAACCATATTCAGGAATGCGGATATGATGTTCGATGTCTTGGGTTTGACCCTTATAACGCAAAAGAATTTGTAGCGAGATGGGAATCTGAAAACGGTCCGTTTGGAATTGAGAAAGTTATCCAAGGCGCTAAAACTGAGTCGGTTCCACTTGGAGAACTGAAAAAGCTTTCTGAAGAAAGAATGCTTATCTTCGATGAGGACCTTATGACCTTCGCTATGGGTAACTGCATTACCCTTGAAGATACAAATGGAAACCGTAAACTTTTGAAGAAGCGATACGAGCAGAAAATCGATGCTGTTGCGGCAATGATGGACGCTTATATTGCTTATAAACTCAATCGAGATGCATTTGAATAAGGAGGTGGTCAAGTTGGATGAGATGTATCATCATGGTATTCTCGGTCAGAAATGGGGCGTTCGTCGTTTCCAGAACAAAGACGGAACTTTGACCGCCGTAGGTCAAAAGCGTTTGGAAAAGAAAGACACAAATTGGGCCCATAAAAACCACGACAAAATTGTATCTAAAGCCCGCAAAGATGTTTCCAAAGAACTCGATCAGTATGCCAATCAACTATTGAAAAATCCTTCCTCTGTGACATCGAAAGGTAAAATCAGTTCTTCGGCTATCAATTCCTATAATCGGAAGATGGCTGAACTGATGAATGAGTCCGTCAAGAATGTTACCGCACCTTCAGGGCGTGTCGTTCAATTCGTTGCAAAACGAGGTGAAGTCGGCGTGCATATGGCTCTGGCTGACAGAGGCTATGATATGCAGCAGCTGAAGAATGGTATCTGGGCTTCCGGTCGAGTTGCCTATAAGAAGAAAAATGTTGATATGGTTTAAGGAGGTGATGATTCAAAATGGAGATGTCTTTTGGTTCCAGACTGAAACATGCTTGGAATGCGTTTACTGGTAATGTTCAAACGAATTACCGGGATTTAGGTATGAGCTACTCATACCGAGCTGACAGACCAAGAATGTCCAGAGGCAATGAAAGATCAATCGTCACATCGGTTTATAACCGAATTGCGCTTGATGTTGCGGCCCTGAATGTTCAGCATGTTCGGTTGGATGAAAATGGGCGTTTTCTTTCGGTCATCGATGACGGATTGAATAATTGCCTCACTTTGGAAGCGAATGTCGATCAGACGGCACGGTCGTTCATTCAGGATGTAGTTATCTCTATGTTTGATGAAGGAAGCGTAGCTATTGTTCCGGTCGACACCACGACTGACCCAAATGTGTCCGGTTCGTATGATATACAGTCTCTGCGTGTCGGACAGATTTTATACTGGTATCCGCAGTATATTCGTGCTCGTGTGTACAATGAACAAACGGGCAGAAAAGAAGATATTGTGGTGCCGAAAAGTGCAGTGGCTATCATTGAGAATCCGCTGTACGCAGTTATCAATGAGCCGAACTCAACTATGCAGCGGCTCATTCGTAAACTTAACCTACTTGATGTCATTG